AGGGTACAGTTGTAAGTGTTTCCCTTAAATTAAATGAGAATGGTTATCCTGAGATAGATTCCAAATTTGGTAATTCTTGGAAACCTGCGGAGCAAATAACAGAAACTCCAAAGGTTGTTAAAGAAGAAGCACCAAAAGAGGAGTCCAATGAAACAGACGAAATACCATTTTAATCCTTTAAAAATGCGCCCAGCTTTATGCGCTTACTGTCGCATACCTGCTGGGCCATACTTGAGCATTAGGGAGAACACAATATATGGAGCTTGCTCCAAAGAACATTTAGAACTATTACGCGAGGATAATAAGTTGAAGAGAGTAGCAGTCGTTTGTGAAGATGGTATTGATTACGCCATCACACAATCAAAGCAAACCTACTTGGATATAGCAAAAGAGAAAGGCACTTATGTTATGCACGAGTGGGACAGAAAAGACAGAGAGTTATTTTTAGGTCGCGTAGTGAACGAATATATGACTTGGGCGAATGAACAAGCCCGAACAGGTCGTATAGATAAGGTCATACGCGATGGATCTAACTAAATATTTCGGAGAGGAAGGCATAGTTGTAGATCGCAACTATGTATTCAAAGAAGGTAAAGACGTTTACGAGCTACAAGCCGAGATGCGTAGTCATGGCTTGTTGGTTGAGCATTTAGATTTATCGGGCAAACTTGTAAGAGTGCAAGTGAGCGAGGGTGCGGGGTGTAAGGCAGACAAACATGGCCAACGATCTGGTTGGTACACAATCAATCAATTAGGCAATAATTACTTTGCTGTTTATGGTAATTGGAAAACAGGGTTTGAAAACAAATGGTCGTCTGTTAATGCCAATACACTAACACCACAAGAGAATCTTGAGTTAAAGAAACAGATGCTTGAGGCTCATGAAAGGCGTAATAAAGCTGAAAAAGATCGGCATGAAGAAGTGGCAAAAGAGATAAAACTTCTCTTCGGTTCTTTTGAAAATATTACGGAGCATGAGTACCTTACAAGTAAAAAAGTTAAAAATTATGGTTTAAAAGTTGACCAGAAGGGAAATCTTGTAGTCGGTGTATATGATACTACAGGCGACATTCGTTCTCTACAGTATATCGACAAAAAGGGCGGTAAAAGATTCGCTGGAGGCGGTGAGATCAAGGGGAATATATTTTTAGTGGGTGCAGATTATAAAGACTTACCCAACTTACAAACTTTGGTTATTGCAGAAGGTTATTCAACCTCTGCCACAATTTATGAGGCAACAAACTTACCTGTTGCGTGTGTGTTTAGTGCTAATTTTTGCATGGATGCAGTTACTAATTTAAGGAAGATCACTAGGTCTAAGATTTTAATAGCCCTAGATCGTGATGAGAATGGCGTAGGACAACGGAAAGCAGAGGAGGTGTGTCAGGGTACGGATAATTGTTTCATGCGCATACCGAGTATTACAGGCGATTACAACGATATGTATTTAGAGCATGGGTTAGCGCGTGTGGAGAAGGAAATATCCGATCAAGGTCTTGGCATTACACGTTATGCTGTTAGAAACCTAGTCAATGATCCACCGCCTAGAGTTTGGTTGGTTGATTCTTTTTTAGAACAAAGTAAGCCAAGCATCCTCGCATCCATTGGTGGTGTA